TATGGAGATATATGGGGAATGACAGATAAAGAATTAGTCTTTGCTTTAGAAAAATATAAGACGGAGATTGAGATGGACATTCCACATACAGATGAGTCTGAGATTGATAAGATCATTAAAGAGGGCATGGACCTTGATAATATACTAAAAGAAGAAGAAGATGGCGACTATTAAAAAAACTACATATATAAATACAGAGCTTGAGTGGGCTGAGTCACAACTCGTTTCATGGAAGCAATATGTAGATGCAAATCCACTACATGAATTGAAAGATAGGATTGAGTGGAAACCTACGGCTAAAGGAGGCATGTTACCTATGGTAATAGCTAGTATTGAAGCTCAAGGTAAGTTTGTACAAGAGACGATGAAGAACTACCTTGCTCTAGTAGAAGTGGTAGATAAGCTAAGAAGCATGGAAGAAGCAAAGGTGGAAGTTAGAGGAAAGGGTGAGTTATCAGGAGCTGCTGCTGAGTTCTTAGCAAATAGAAAATAATGATTGAACTACAGAACATAGATTATAAAGACTGGTTTATAAATCAGAAACGTATTCCTGATAAGGATTCTGATGAATGTAAACCATTTTTTGACTTTCATAGAGAATTATGTTTGAATGGTGCTATGATGGGGGGTGTATATATCAACCCCTTTTTATATTGGCACCTAAATATATGGCACACTGAGGTGGATGTTATAGATGAAAGAGGAAGAATTGCACAAAAATATGCTAATCCGTTTTTAAGAGATAATGAGTGGCTGGTAACAAACGAAATTGACAGGGCCCAACAGGAAAAAAAAGGCTTGGTTATTCTAGGTATTAGACGTTTTGCTAAATCCGTTCTTGAAGCATCCTATATTGCATGGGGTGCAACATTTGATGAGAACTCCCAGAATATTATTGCTGGTTTGAATGCACCAGATATAAAACTTATTACGGATAAAATAGATAAAGGATTAAACTTTATCCCTGAGTATTGGAGATGGCAGAGAATTGAGGATAACTGGAAAAACCAGGTCACATTAGGTATTAAAACCAAATCTGGTGAACGTATCCCATTCTCTTCCATTCTGATACGTAACCTTGATGAAGGTAATAATGAAGAAGCAATTGCAGGTACAAAACCACGTAAATTAATTATAGATGAGATTGGTAAAGGAAATTTTCTTAGAGGTTTACAGGCGGCTATACCAGGTTTCACTACACCCTATGGTTGGGGATGTTCTCCAATTCTCACAGGCACTGGTGGTGATATGAAGAAATTTCAGGATGCAAAATCCCTGATGTTTGACGTAGACAACTTTAATTTTCTTACATATAATAATGCTAAAGATGATAAGCGTGTACATGGCTTATTCATCCCAGCTAAATATAGAATGGAAGCTAAAGAGAAATCTACACTAGGAGCTTTCTTAAATGAACCTGCTGAATCAGATTTATATAATGTTGAAATGTTAGTGGGTGATGAGGAAAGAGCTAAAGAGATTACAGAAAAGAATCTAGAAAGACTTAAAAAGGCTGGAGATAGGATTGCTTATTTAAAAGAAAAGATGTACTACCCAATGGAGGTGGATGACATCTTCCTGAATGAGGATACCAACATCTTTGATATTGAATCAGCTAAGAGACAGAAAACCAGACTGTTACAACAAGAAAGAACAGGAACTCCTGTTATATTGTTCTCTGGAGAAAATGGTATTGAGCATGAGTTTACAGACAAGCTTCCTATATCTAACTTTCCATTAAAGAACAGTGATACAAAAGATGCTCCTATAGTTATATATGAATTTCCTGTAGAAAACCCTCCCTATGGATTGTATGTAGCAGGAGTTGACCCTTATAGACAAGGTAAATCTGCATATTCAAGCTCACTTGGTTCTGTGTTCATATATAAAAGGATGCATGAAATTAGTGGTGAGAAGTATCAAGATATGTTTGTAGCTTCGTACTGTGCAAGACCTGATAAGAAAGAAATTTGGGAAGAACAAGCTAGACTTCTTATCAAGTATTATAATGCACGAACACTGTGTGAGAATGATGATATATCATTTATAGAATATATGAAGGCTAAAGGGGATGCTCACTATTTAGAGAGACAACCTGAATGGCTTAAAGAAATTGTTCCAAACACAACAGTTAAAAGAGATTATGGAATTCATCGTTCAAGTGACAAAATAATTGAGTATCTTCACACCTGCTTAAAGAAGTATATGGAGTCTGTGATATTCAAAGAAACAAATGAGGCTGGTGATACTATAAGAGAAGTGCTAGGTGTGAGTAAGATATTTGATCCTGTATTGCTTGAAGAGATTATACAATACAATGATTCAGGTAACTTTGATAGAATCATTGCTGCAGAGTTAGCTATTGCACAAGCATTAAAGATGGACCCTATTATGGGTAAGATTGGTGGAACATCTGATGATAGAGTGAAGGCAATGTTTAGTAAGAAGAAAGGAAACGTACTGTTTACAGAATCAAGAGGTGGGATGTTTGGAACCTCTCATAATAAATATAAAAGAAATAAATTGTTTACATAATGGCAATTATAAGATATACAAAAGACGCAACGATTAGGTATGCCTATTTAAACATCTTCCCTGATCAGTTTAAAACTGAGAAGGAAAAGATGGATGAGAGTTGGATAAAGAATACAATGGACTACTTTGCAAACAAAGCATATGCTGAGTATGTAAAGAACCGTGATACGTTTGTTAAGAACTACGATCTTGTTAAGGGTATTTTAAGACATGAAGATTTTTACCAACAACCTGAGGTGAGAAGTTTTACAGATATGTTAACAGCTGATTTACAGCTTCCTGCATATGTAAAACATTATTCTATAATGACAACACCTATTAATGAATTAGTAGGTGAGATTTCTAAACGTCCAGATGCTTTCCGTGTGAAAGCTTTTGATGATGACAGTAAAGCAGAAGAGTTAGAATTTAAGACAGGTATATTACAAGAATATGTAATTAGTCAAGCTAAAGCTAAGGTACAAGAACAAGCTGCTCAAAGAGGAGAAGAAATTCCTGATGAAGAGTTACAACAAATGACAATGGATCAAGTGCAGGATCAACTTGATTCTTACACATCTGTTGCAGAGAAATGGGCTAACCACGTACTAACAGCTCAAAAAGCTGAATTCATAATGAAAGAAAAGAGTGAGGACGCTTTTAGAGATTTATTAATTTCAGCTAGAGAGTTCTATCACATTTATGAAGATAACTCAAAGGTGGGATTTAATGTAGAAGTGGCTAATCCTAAAAATACATTCTTCTTAACTACACCAGACAGAAAATATATTTCAGATCCTTCAGGACGTGCACAAGGAGCATATGCTGCTGGTACAGTTATGGTGATGGAACTATCTGAAATTATTGAAACATTCCCTGATATTACTAAAGAAGAGATAGATCATTTACGTAGTTCGTTACAAGACTATGGTTTAATTAATGTACGTGAATCTAATTTAGGTAATCCTAATGCTATTCCAGGTATTGATTCAGTGCAATATGATACATATGACCCATTAGTGTTACAAACAAGAATGGTGATTGAGTCTGAAATGAAAGAGAACAATGATGGCTTACAAGACTTCTTAGGTCTTACATCTAATGTTAGTTCATTTGGTTACAAGTATGTTGTTATACGTACATATTGGATTTCTAAAAAGAAGATTGGTAAGTTAATTTATATAGATGAAATGGGCAATGAGCAATCTATGCTTGTTGATGAAACCTATAAGTCAGGAACTATTCCTACAGAAGAGTCTTTAGAATGGGGTTGGATTAATCAATGGTACCAAGGTGTTAAGATTGGTCCAGACATCTATCACATTAAACCTTACAAGTTATTAAACTATTGTCCTATTATTGGATTAGTTCATGAAGTTAAGAATACAGAAGCTAGAAGTTTGGTAGATATGATGAAACCGTTTCAAGTTCTATATAACGTTTGTATGAATCAGTTATACAAGCTGTTAGAAAAAGAAGTTGGTAAGGTGTATTTAACATCTATTAGACATATTCCTATTCCTAAAGATGGAGATGCTCAAGATGCTCTTGATGTATGGGAAATGGAAGCACGTAACCGTGGTGTAATGTTTATTGATGATTCTCCAGAAAATTTGAAGAGTCCATCATCATTTAACCAGTTCCGTGATATTGACCTTACACGTACGCAAGAGATCCAATCTAGGTATACACTAGCTCAACAATTAAAGAATGAGTGTTGGGAATTAATAGGTATGTCTAGACAACGTATGGGATCTGTATCAGCTAGTGAATCAGCTACAGGTACTAACACTGCTATTACACAATCTTATTCTCAAACTGAGCCTATATTTGTTGCTCATGAGTATGTATTAGGTCAGCTTTATCAAGCAATCATTGACGCATCATTATACACAGAAGCTAAGAAGCCTGAATCAACTATTTCTTATATTACTAATGAAGGAGAATCTGCATTTGTACAAGTGAATGGTAATGATCTTAAGTTCCGTGATCTTAAAGTGTATTTAACTAATAGACCAGAAGATCAGAAAATGTTTAATGAAATCAGAGGATTATCTCAAGCTGTTCTTCAGAATGGTGGATCATTACATGATATCATTGAGCTTTACAGCACTAACTCTGTACGTCAGATGAAGAAGGTATTTAAGACACTTAAAGACCGTCAGCAACAATTAGAAGATCAGAAGATGCAACAGCAACAACAACAAATGGAGCAGCAAAAACAAATTGCTGATCAACAAATTGCTGCTGCACAACAACAAGCTGCTGAGAAAATGGCTCATGATGATTATCAAAATGAGTTGGATAGAATCAATAAAAAAGAGATTGCAATCATTGCTGCTGAATCTAAAGGTGGATTACCAGATGCAGATATGAATAACATTCCTGATGCATTAGAAATTGATAAGTTAATGAATGATCAATCTAAAGCTGCAAACGACTATCAAGCAAAGATGGCAGACATCCAGGCTAAGAACTCGTTGGCTGCACAAAAGATTGCATTAGAAAAAGAAAAATTAAAGGTTGAAAGAGAGAATCAAGTTAATGACTTAAAGATTGCTCAAACAAATGCTAAGAACAGAGCTAGCAAGAAAACTAAATAATTATGTTTGATAAACTCATTGAGATTATATCTAATTGGTGGTTACAACTAACCCCAATAATTATAATAAGAGATTACGAGAAAGCTGTATTACTTAGGTTTGGAAAATTTAAAAAAGTTCTTGAACCTGGAATACATTTCAAAATCCCAATGTTTGATGAGGTGATTGACCAGCATGTTGTCACTACAACATTAAGTCTTGATGCACAATCTTTGTATACAGCAGATAAACAAAACATTGTTGTAAAAGGATTGGTTAAATATAAGATAGCTGACGTTAAAATATTCTTATTAGAAGTTTGGGATGCCCAAGATGCTATATCAGATATGTCACAAGCCATCATTAAAAATGTCATTATGTCTATGACATTAGATGAATGTACAGATGCTGAACTTGATAACACTCTTACTAAGAAAGTTAGAGTGGAAGCTAAGAAGTGGGGGGTTGAAGTTCAACAAGTTACGCTTACTGACCTAGCTCCAATAAGAAGTATTAGACTTATAAATGACAACTTTATTAATAAATTAGATTAGAGTAAAAAATATTAATGCTATATTATCTTAAATAATGATCTATATAGAGCTTCATCTCTTTGATATTAATTTACTATAGTATACTTTTACATTACAAAACCAATTAAAACTCAACTACATATGGCTGAAAATCTAGATAATCCAGGTTTTGGGAACTTTAGTATCCAAGATACAATGGAAATGGGAATGGGCAACGCTGAATTGTTAAGCGATTTAATGGGCCCTGATAGTGCCACATCTAATCCTGATGATATTCAGGATATCAATGACACTCCCCCTCCCCCTCCTGCTCCTGAGAAAAAAACTACTTCTGCAAATTCTGGTAAAAAACCTGTTGCAGATAATTCTAGTGATGACACTTCTGATAAAAAACCTGATGAAAAGAAATCTTTAACAGACTTCTTATTAGGTGGAGAAGATGAAGATGGTGATGATGATTCAGAAGACACTGATAATCAACCAGTTACAAAAACTAGTAAACAAGATAGTAAAGAAGATGATGCTGATGAAGAGGGAGATGATGCTCCTGAATCAACATTTTCATCTTTATCTAAAGACCTTTTCAAATTGGGTGTATTTACTCAAGAAGATGACGAAGAAGAAACAATTACAACTCCAGAACAATTCTTAGAAAAGTTTAATGCTGAGAAAAAGAAAGGAGCTATTGAAGTGGTTGATAACTTCTTAGGTCAATTTGGAGAAGATTATCGTAATGCATTTGATGCCATATTTGTAAAAGGAGTTGATCCTAAAGATTACTTTGGTGCATATAACCAAATTCAATCTTTTGCTGAAATGGATCTTGCACAAGAAGCAAATCAGGTTTCTATAATTAAACAAGCTTTAGCTGATCAAGGACTTGATCCTGAAGATGTTACATCTGAAGTTGAAAGACTTAAGAACTACGGAGATCTAGAAAGTGTTGCTACAAAGCATCACAAGGTCTTAGTTAAGAAAGAAGCTGCAAAGCTTCAACAAATGGAACAAGAGAAAGAAATACAATTACAACAACAAGCTCAATATAAACATCAATATGCTCAGAATGTAACAGCAGTGTTACAAGACAAGCTAAAAGCAAAAGAGTTTGATGGTATTCCTCTTAATCCAAAACTGGCTGGTGAACTACAAGATTTCTTAGTAACAGATAAGTATAAGACAAGTTCTGGTGAAACATTAACAGACTTTGATCGTACTATTCTAGAACTTAAACGTCCTGAGAATCATGAAAGAAAAGTAAAAGTTGCTCTTTTACTTAAGATCTTAGAAAAAGATCCTACACTTTCTACGATTCAAAAGAATGGTGTCACCAAAAAGTCAAATGAATTGTTTGGTGAGGTAGCCAGACAGGTTAGTAAAAGTGCTGTGAAATCTAAACAACCAGTTAAATCTACCTCATGGTTTCAATAAACAATTTCAATAAACATTAATTAAAAAAATAAAAAAATGGCAATTCAAACAATTCCAGGTTTAACTGGTTTTACTTACGCAAGAGTAGCTTCTATGGACAAGCGTGCTGTAGGTAAATTAACAGATGCTAACCACTTGGAAAGCTTTCACTCTACAGAGCCAGCAGATTATGATAAGAAAATTATCAGTTTGTATACCCAGAGCTCTCTTTACAGTAATGACTTCTTGGACATGATTAACAAGAGCACTCCTTACTATATTGATAACAATAGTGATGCTTGGAAGTGGCAGGTACAAGTTCCATACAAATTCCCTAAAATCATTGATGTACCTACAACAACTTTAGAGTTGAGTAAGCCAGGTATTGATGGTCAAGAGTTCCAATTAGTAATTGATACTAATGAGTTCTCTAAGAATGCAATTGTATCTGTAGGTACTCGTCAGTATGGTCCTCGTTTCTATGTAATCAAAGATCCAGTAAACTGGAACATGGGTTACTTATACACTTTCACTTTAGTTACAGACAATCCAACTGTAGATTTTGTTAGTCCTAACTTCTTAAGAGTTGGTATTGAATTGGAATTAGTTGATGCTGCAATTGGTGAATTTGACCAAGACTTATTAGGTCTTCCTCGTTTAGGTGAGCAAATCACAATGTTTGAATCTTTAGGTTCTGCATATGGTTATGAGCACAAAATCACTGAGTGGGCTGATGATAAGATGATGGTTGATGCTTCTGGTAAAGCTTTAGACATTTTAGTATATGCTCCTCAAAGACGTAACCAATTACCTTTAACTCGTAATGATGTTAAGTGGGAACCATTTATTGAGTTCTGGATGCGTAAGTCTATGTTAGAATTGAAAGTTAAGCGTATGATCTGGGCTAAGCCTGGTACTGTGAAGACTAATGGTTCTAAGCAAGAATTAAAGCGTACATCTGCTGGTGTTTACCACAGAATGCGTAACAACGGTAACTTAGTACAATACAACCGTGGTGAGTTCACTGCAAACTTGATTCGTTCAGTGTTTGGTGACTTGTTCTACAGACGTGTTGATGTTAAGGATCGTAGAGTTAAAATGTACACTAACGAAGCTGGTTTTGACGTGTTCCAACAAGCTTTAAAGAATGATGCATTGAATTCAGGTTTAACTTTCATGGCTGATTCTGGTAACAGATATTTACAAGGAGAAGGTCAACACATTACTTACAACTTTGCATTTGATGCAATGGTTACACGTGAGACTGGTCGTGTTGAATTGATCCACTTGAAAGAATTAGATCTTCCTCAAACAAACTTAGAATTTGGTCAGAATAAGAAGTCAACTCCAGTATTTATGGTGTTTGATGTATCTCCAATGTCTGATGGTTCTATGATCAACAACATTCGTGAAGTACGTATGAAGGGTGCTCCTTCTATGACTTGGGGTTATATTGATGGTACTCGTCACCACTTAGGTTTTGCTAAGTCTCAAGGTATGAGTTCTGCAAATAAATTCCCAGGATACGAAATCTGGATGAAAGATCGTTGTGATGTATTCATTGAAGATTTATCTAGAACAGTATTGATTGAAGAAATTCCTCAATTCTAATAAAAGAGTTAAGGGTTAAAATCCTTAAAACTACACAGAGAAGATGTTCCCCCCTCCCTCAACGAGGGGGAATCTTCTCACACAGATGGATGGGTTTGGGCTCCATGCCCCACCGCATTCCCTTCAATGGGGACCATCTGCAAATAAACCAATAAAAAACAACTACATATGGGTAAGATAGGAAAAATCTCTACGTTAAAAAAAGAGTATAACAATTCTCAGTTACAAACAATGCAGGCTGGTCTTGCACAAAAAGGTTTAACAAGAATTCCTGGTACAGGTGTTTTTAAGTATCCTTATAAAGAACTTGATGGACAGTACAGAACAGGTCTTGATCCAAATGCTGCTTACATCAGACGCATTAGTGATAATCTTGAAAGAGAGTTAGAAGTTGAAAGAGTTACAGCATTGAAAGCTAAACTTGAAGCTGCTATGGGTGATATTGACTTAGGTCCTCGTTCTAAATTTTGGAACTATGGATTGTCTACATCTACAGATGATGTGCTACATGTACAAGCTGTTAAGTTAATGGATGGTGATAACTTCTTTGATTTTAGTAATCCATCTCAAGAATTAGCGTTTGCATGGTTAAGAGTTCATCCAACAATTGCTTCTAGCTATCAAGCATGGGAGCGTGGTGAATATTCAGCAGATATACAATTTTATGTTGCTGATGATGAGATTGAAAACCAAGTAATTTTCAAGAAGAAACAATTGATCAACAAGGCTATTGTTAAGTTTGATGCAATGACTCCTGAAAAGAAACGTAAGGTAGCAAGATTATTAGGTTTACCAGTTAGTGAAGATTCTAAAGAAGAGTCTGTATATAACCAAGTAGACAACCTATTAAAACAAACTGAATTCAAAAATGGTAAACACGCTGGTTTAAATCCTGTAGAAGTGTTTAACAGATTTGCAGACATGAGTGAAAACTTACTCCATATTAAAGATTTAGTAAAACAAGCAGTTGCACATTCTATTTATAGAATAAAAGCAAATGACAAAGTATATGAAGGTGAACATGCTATTGCAAAAGATGAAGATGATTTAATCAGATTCTTAGCAGATGAAGATAATCAAGATGCATTGATCACTTTGGAACAAAAATTGAAACTTAAAAAACTAGCCTCTGTATGATCCCTGTAGATAGTTTATTATATAAGATAGACCAGAAACTAAATAAACTATCAACTAACGAGCATCAACAAATTAACCTAGAAGACAAAATTTTAGCTTTAAATGAAGCTCAGATAAAGCTTATAAAGCAAAAGGTTGATGGGTTTAGTACAGTTTCAGGTATGGGCCTTGACTCTTTTAAAAAGCGTTACGAAGACCTACAAAGATTGATAGTGAATTACGTTGATGGTGATCTATCTCTAGCTATAAAAGACGCAGAGTTAAATCAATGGTCTGCTAATTTAGATTTATTAGTTCCTAAATATATGTTCTATGTAGACTCATATGTTTTGGCTAATAAAGGAAGATGTACTGATAGAAAGATATGGATTAATAAGGATTTGGCAAAGCATGGTGATTTATCTGTGCTTTTAAACAACACTCATTATAGACCTTCTTTTGAATATCAAGAGACTTTTAACTTACTATCTTCAGATGAGATTTCTATATTTACAGATGGTACATTTACACCAAGTAAAATATACATCTCTTATATGAGATACCCAGTGTATATTGATTCAGTAGGGTATACTGACTTTGATGGACAACCATCAATCAACCAAGATTGCGAACTTGAATTATACTTAGAAGATGAATTAGTAGATTTAACAGTTCAAAATTTAGCAATGTACACAGAAAACATGTCTGCAGTTCAATCAGCTCAGATGAGGATTCAAACAAACGAGTAATTTTTCATAATTTAAAATAAAACAAAATGGCGGATTTTTCATTAACCACCCTCTTTGTTGTACCAGTAGGAAATACATTACCTAGCTCTGGATCAACACAAGACTTAACAGCTGGTCAGTTTGGTATTTATACCAATAACTATGCTGTTGCAACTGTAGGTAACATTGCAGCTGCTCCTTATTTCTATTTAGCTCAAGGTAGAGTAAACACGTATTTACAAGGTTCTAAGCGTTCTGACAAGATTTCTGCAAACAATGTATCTGAATGGTACAAAGTTACAGGTAATCCAGTTGCTGCTAACCAAGTAACAGAAGTTGGTGATTTCACTGTAAAACCAGGTGAAATTGTAACTTTAACATTACGTGCATTCTCTAGCTACATTGACACATTGTATTTCAACGGTTTCACTCGTAGTGTAACTGTAAACGCTCCATGTTTAGAATGTGGTGGTGATCCTTGTACAGATGTTGATGTACCTGCTTTAATTGATGAATTAATCATCAAGTTACGTCAAAAAGCTCCAGGTAACAACCCTGACAACATTAGCTTTGACACTTTCTATCAATTCCAAAGAGTTGGTAATGATGCAAGTGCTAAGTTAGTTATTAGCGGTAAGCCTTTGACTATCTATGGACAACCATGTGATGTGGCTGCATTCCCTTGGGAGTATGACCGTATGTACTTCCGTACATTCATCTTCTCTGGTCCAGCTACAACTGCTGACTTCATTGTTGCTGATCCTTGTAACCAAGTAGCTCAAGCTGTAATTACTCAACGTAGTTCTTATGTTTCTGGTACTTCTGCAGAGATTCAACAATTAGAGAAAAACTTCTATAGCTACCAAGCTGGTTATTTGAAGCATTTGTACAGAATGGTTGGTTACAACGAGAACTTTGAGTCTTGGGTAACTGATGGTACTACTTACGATACTTTGTATATCAAGTTTAATGAGTATGACAAATCTGCTTACAAGTGGGGTGATTATATCATTGAAGATTCTCAAGTAATCATTGCTGCTCCACAAGCGTTAACTCAAGACATCTTAGATGTATTAGAGGCTGCTTTGGGTCTTGTATCTGATGAAAGTGGTGATATCACTTCTACAACTAGTACTACAACTACTATTTGGCCTAGTACTTCAACAACAACTACTTTGATTCCTTAAGAATAAAAGTAGAATCATATTAACCTATGCCAGAGGGTGAGAGGATAATCTCAAGTCCTCTGGCATTTTTATTTTAAAGACATGACTCTAGATTTTTTAGTAATAAATACTTTCAATACAAAAACACTAGGTGTTGCTGATATATCAGTTTATGATACACAGCCTCCTAATGTTGTTGCTCCAACTATGGAGATTACTATTCCTGGATATACTGTTCCTGTGTCTATTCCTTTTATACCTCAAGATTTTAATGTTTATAATTCTATTATATTAGGACTTAATACTCTTGCAGGAGGTATGCAACCTCTTCCAGATGGTGTATACTTTATGAAATATTCTGTTGCTCCTGCATATTTAAACTTTGTAGAAAAGAACATAATGCGTACTGAAAGAATTCAAGAAAAATTTGATAATGCTTTCATGAAGCTTGATATGATGGAATGTGATAGTGCAATTAGAACACAAGCAAAAGTGAATCTAAATAGTATATATTATATGATTCAAGGCTCTATTGCTGCTGCTAATAACTGTGCAATAGATACAGCTAACAGATTATATTTACAGGCAGATAGACAATTAGATAATTTTATTAGGAACAACTGTGGTTGTTCTGGAAACAACTATATAAATAACTTCTATTGATATGGCAAACTGTAGAGATTGTGGCCTTAAAGTAGGCTGCGGATGTCAATTAATTAATGGCTTGTGTTCAGCATGTAATAACAAGCTGAAACAAATTAATCAAAGAATAAGAAATGTTATCACCAAGATTAACGGATTGTATTGAGTGTGCTAGCATACCTGCACTATTAACTGATATTGATCTTAGACTAACTGCGTTAGCTAATGATCAGTATAATAATATTGTATACTCCTTGAATTATTTTATTCCAGGACAGGTAATTGGTGACTTACTACACTATAAACAAATATTAACTTACAAACTTTGTAATCCAGAATACTGTGCACCTTTTACAGTGGAGATGATTGCAAGTAGAGTAATATTGTTAATAAATAAATAAATTATAAAATGTCTTGTACAAGTTGTTTTAATGGATGTGTTGAGACTGTATCTGACCAATGTGTTAGATATACAGGTCCAACTATCCCTGCTCTAAATATTACTACAGGAGATACATTGCTTCACGTAGAAGAAATGATTACAACTAAACTTGTTCCATTATTAACTGGTACAGGTGATGTTATAACTATTGCTTCTGGTGATAAGTGTGCTCTTATAAATGGATTCTTAATAGGAATCACTTCTCCTAATTCTACTCAATTATTCACAGCATTAGTTAAATCTGTTTGTAGTTTACAAGCTCAGGTGACTGCAGTTGCTGCTGATATTGCTGTATTAAATGCAGATTATACAATAGGTTGTCTTACAGGTGTAACAGCCTCTTCTGACACACATGCTATCTTACAAGCTGTTATTACAAGACTTTGTGTTGTAGTGGCAGATTTAGCAGCATTAAGTTTAGATGTAAGTACAAACTATGTAAAACTATCTGAATTAGATTCATTAATAGCTGCTTACATAGCTAGTCAATCAGGTAATGTAACTCAGAACTATTTAAAGATGGTTCCTTTTACAGTGGTTGAATACTACGGTCCTCTTACAAACTTTGATGGTACAGGTGCTGGTATAGGAACATTAGGATGGGATAAAATCTATTTATGTAATGGCTCTAACGGCACTCCTGATAAAAGAGGTAGAGTTGGTGTAGGAGCTATTCTTAATGTTCCTGGTGGTCCATTAAACGCTGCTGTAGATCCTGTTTACACTGGTAATCCAAATTATGATCTTGAAGATATTGCTGGTGCAAACACAGTGGCTATAAATGTTAATCAACTTCCTAGTCATACACATGGTGCAACAGCAAGTGCTACATCTATTGTAACAGATCCTGGACATAGTCACTTTGTTGGTAATACACCAGAAGGTTGGGATAGTTCAGGTAGTATTGGTATTGTAAATAGAACACCAAAGAATGTTCAAACTACAACTTCTACAACAGGTATCACCGTAGCAACAACTGTAAATGTAAGCAACACAAACACTGGTAGTAATCAAGGTCATCCAAACATTCAACCTGTACTTGCTGCTTATTACATCATGTATATTCCTTAATATTCTAAATCAACTATAAATGTCTTGTTTACCTGGTACACCTTGCTATGACGCTTATTATCATCCTAATCAAACTTCTGGATGCTCTCCTTGTGAGACAACAGCAGATCATGTTATATATAATGGACCTAACTTACCTAATACAGGAATTCACACTGGAGATAATCTAGACTGTGCACTATCAAAAATAGATGATTCTATTGGTACAGGTGGTGGAGGAACAGGTACTTCTGGTACGTCTGGTTCTTCTGGCACTCGTGGAACTAGTGGTACATCAGGAACTTCTGGTGCTAACGGAACTCCAGGAGCTTCTGGAACATCTGGTACATCTGGTGCAAATGGTACTTCTGGTGGTAACGGTACTTCTGGTACTTCTGGTATAAGTGGTACAAACGGTGCTTCAGGAACCAGTGGAACATCTGGTGCAAGAGGTGCTGATGGAACTAGTGGTATTAATGGAACCAGTGGTGCAAATGGTACAAGTGGTCTTACAGGAAGTTCAGGAACTGATGGTTCTTCAGGAACCTCTGGAATAGATGGAACTTCTGGAACAAGTGCGATAGATGGAACTTCTGGCTCAGCTGGAACTTCTGGAATAGATGGTACCTCTGGTAGTTCAGGAACCACTGGAACTTCAGGAACGACTGGAACTTCTGGTACATCAGGTTTTGAAGGAGGTCTTGCACAATGGAGATTTAATCCTAGTACAAATACAAACGTTAACCCTGGTGTTACATATTTCACTTTAAATGATGCAAGTTGGTTAGCATCTGCTTCTCAAATTGCAATCAGTGATTTATCATATAATCCTAGTGCTGACTTCTCAGCATATCTAGATGCACTGAACCCTTTCTCAGCACTTAAGCTAGTTAGTACGGTTGATTCTTCTAGATTTAAAATATTAGAAATTGTATCTACTTCTCCTTTTGAAGTGGGTTTTGAAAGATTTATAGTTACTCAAACTGCAGCTCAGGGTACAAATCCTGTAAGTGGTGAAACATTCATGATAGTTCCTGTAGGTGCTGCTGGTAGTTCAGGAACATCTGGAACAGCTGGTTCTAGTGGTACCACTGGTACATCAGGCACATCTGGTACCACTGGTACGTCTGGTACAAGTGGAACGTCAGGGACTTCTGGTACGTCAGGCACCTCTGGTACAAGTGGAACTACTGGTACTTCAGGAACTACAGGTACAAGTGGAACTACAGGCACATCTGGAACAACTGGTACAAGTGGAACAACTGGTACAAGTGGAGTAGATGGAACAAGTGGAACAACTGGAACTTCAGGAACCTCTGGTAATAGTGGATCTTCAGGAACCTCTGGAACTAGTGGAGCTAATGGAGCAGGATTTAATTCTATTTCTCCTACAACAGCTGGTTATGTACTTACAGCTAATGGAACATCAAATAGTGCAACAGCAAATTCAGGAGTTACAATTAGTGGTTCTCAATTAAATGCTGGTTCATTCTATGAAACATCAGATATTAGATTTAAAAATGTATTAGAAACAAATCCTAATATTGATGTATTAGGAATACAAGTAATTAAATTTACTCGTACAGATGAAGAGTCTAATCAAGTTAGATATGGATATTCTGCACAACAGGTACAAGCAATTTTACCAGATGTTGTATCAGGAGAAGATAAATTAGTGGTTAACTATTCAGATGTACATACATTAAAAATAGCACAATTAGAAAAACGCATAGCAGAATTAGAAGCTAAATTAAACCAATAATGAAAGTTAATAATTTTTTAGTAACAGGAGCAGATCTTGCTACAATGGGATACAGACAGAAGGCTGGAACAACTCCTCCTCTTGATGGTAACATTATGACTAAAGGAGAGGCTAATACATATTATTATATAGATCCTTATGTTAGTCCTTGGGAAAGCTATTCTAATACACGAGCTCCTAAATATCAAGACTTCCCTTGTCCTTGCGTAGGAGATGTTATAGTAGAAAATAATTTAGCATTTGGATTTAGTCAAACTATATCATACGAGGATTGTTCTGGAAATACATATTATTTTTATCTTCCTTATGGTCAAGCAGCAGGTATTATAGGTTGCATGACTCAAGAACCATCTGGAGGATATACAGGTTGTGGTATATTGAGAGGTTCAGTTGTTGGTGCTCGTTTAAGTGCTGTAATTTATGGAGCATGTTGTTATTCAAACTATCCATGCACTACAACTAGTACAACCACTTTACCTCAATGTAATTATGATGGACTCACTGTAGTTTGTAACACTCCTGTAGGATATGCTACTTTAGAATGGAGTTTTAGTGAAACAGGTGGACCTGCTGGAGAAATGAAATTATATGTAAACGGAACTGCAATTGAAACTAGAACAGATACTTCTAGTGGAACATACAATGTTGGAGTAGGAGATACAATTTATGTAGAATTAAATATATATGTTCCATGTGGGCCGCCTGATACATATGCAAATGTTTATACAACTGGAAATATAATTAATGATGCCAATTGTGCTAATAATGCAGGAGTATCTTTAACTACATCAACATATACAGTAGTAAGTGGTGATATAGGAAGTTATCTTGTGTTGAATACATTTGCAGGGTGTGATGGAGGATGTATATAAAATAAAATAAAAAATGGCAATAAATATAACATTAACATTAGGAGCTGGGTTAGGTGCTAACTTAGGACCAAACTTTAATCTTACAGCAGATGTTGGAAGTGTAAGTCCATCAACTGCTACAAAAGCAGAATTGCTTGCAGGTAAAGTTGTTGATGTAGATAACTCTGCTAGTCAAGTGACAGTAACATCTACTGGAGCTTGTACAAATGTAATATCACAAGCTATTCCATGTGCTAGTACTACAACTACAACCACTACAATTAATCCAACTAACAACCTTAGATTTAGCAATATTTCTGTAAGCAGAGATGACGTTACTAGCTCAAATGATGGAAAATATGTTGCAGTGGTATGTGGATCAAATAATAAATTATATATTTCTAATGACTATGGACTTACCTATAGATCAGTTACTATTGCTGGAGCAAATACACTTCAAAGAGTTGCTGTAAGTGGAACAGGTCAATACATGTATTGTCTTACACAACCCCAAGGACAAGCAGCTGTTATTTCAAGATCTACAGACTATGGTGTTAATTGGAATGCTACAGGTGGTGTAACTAATTCATTTTATTCAATTACTACAAATAGAACAGGGCAATATGTATTAATTGCAGCAATGAATTTAAGTGAAGCAACTAGTGGACAATTTGGTATAGCTCAGGTTTGGAGATCTTCAGATTACGGAGTGTCTTTTACAAGAGTATCATTTGCTACTACTATTGGCGAACAAGTAGCAACTGATGTTGCAATAAGTAGTTCAGGTGATCGTCAATATGCTGTTAGTCCTAATTTTTATTTAGGTGGACTTGATGCTTGTGTAGGAAAAGGAACAACTCCTTTAACTCCAGCTCTTAATGTGTTTGCACGTGGGTTTGAAGAAACATATTGGGCAGTGAGCACATCTGCTGATGGGTCAAAGGTTGTTGTTGCTAATCAAGCTGGAGTTTATGGATACACTCCTGCAAATATTCAATTACTACAAAGTACAAATTATGGAAATTCATTCGTAGAGTTTGGTGGGGTTTCTTCTAAATGGTATGATGTAGCTATAGATGGAAGTGGTACAAATATTATAGCTCTTCCAACTGGTGCAAGCACTTTATATAGATCAGTTTCATTTGGTACACTTTCTGCAGTGGGAAGTTCTAAAGAATGGGTTGGAGTATCCATCTCTTACAATGCAACTGTAGCAGTTGCTTCAGAAACAACTGGACTTTGGAGATCTACAGATGGTGGATCTAATTGGACAAAATTACCTTAATTAAATAAACCAACATGACAGTATTAATAACTTTGACAACAGCTGGTTCTGATACAGGACCATTTAACATCTACTCAAATTCAAATGGATTTTCAACAATAATCATCTCTGGTGTATCTAGAGCGTCTTTGGTAGCTGGCTATAATGCAACTGTTCCTGATGGAACTACAGAAGTTTTAGTTAGATCTACAGGAGCTTGTCAAAGAGATCTTTATTTAGATGTATCAGGTGCTCCTGCTACAACAACTAGTACTACTAGTTCTACAACAAGTACTTCTACAACAGAAGCTCCTATTGTTCCAACTATCTACTTAGGACAACCAATTTGTAAATATAACAACTGTAATGATAATGCTGCTTGTGCTGTAGTTTATGATATAATTGTAAACAACGCTCCTCCTGCATCATACGTAGAATTAGTTACAACTTTCCCTGCATCTACAGCTAATGTAAGTTTAACTGATACACAGCCTTCTACAGCTAGGATATTGTATTACGAGCCTTCTGGATCAGCAACTCCTGTATATTTTACAATACAGTTAAAGTTAGGATCAACGGTGTTAGCTTATAGTGATACATCATTAACTCATCAATCATTCTGGCAATTTTTAAACAATTGCTCATAAGATAGTAAAAACCCTGTTTGTTGGTTTACAGGGCATCCCCTGGCCTTTCTAGGCTGGGGGTTTTTTTTTTAAACTCTAATCAAATTGATTAAACTATATAATTAAATTAGTTAACTAAATTTGGAAAATATCAAAAAAGTTTCATACCTTTACTTTAATTTTAACCAAACTTAAAACCTATATGTCTGGAAACCAACCCCTTTTGGAGCAGCTACAGCAGATGTTACACTGGAAAAAATCAAAGAAATATTACGCTGACAAGCTAGGAGTGACAGAATTAGAGATTGATGAGTTATTAACAGATATTAGAAAGAGAGAAGAAGAGGCCATCACTGGGAACTATATATCTGATTTAGAGGACACTGTAGTTAAGTTTACAGAAGACCTAGTGAAAGGAACTGGAGAGATTGTAGCTAACGTTACAGAAGAGATTAAAAGCCTTGATGAGCTTATTGAGAAGTGTAAGATAGACACAGATAAGTGGGAGATAACTAAATACGTACAAAACTATTGGGGAAACGGAGATAGTCCACACTGGCAAGTAAAAGCCTGGTTAGGAAAGAAGTCTGCAGAGCAAGTGTTTCAAGATAGCTTTGTGGACTTTTTAGCTTCATATGAGCCTGTTAGTCAGGATATTATGAGTCCTAAGTTTATAAATGGTAAGAGTAACGGTATGTTAATTATTAACAAACAAGACTCTCATTTAAACAAATATGATATTGATGGCAACAATGATATAGTTGATAGACTTTCTAATATTATGTACAAGGTAGAGTTGATTGCTAATCAAGCACAGCTTTCTAACAACTTAGAGCAAATTACATACATTATTGGTTCTGATGAGTTTAACAGTGAGTTTACAGGAATGACCACAAAAGGCACTCCTCAAACAAACACTCATACATACCATACATCTTTTGAATACATCTGTGGACATGAGGTGTTGATGATTACAATGTTATTACAATACGCTGAGAATGTGAATGTTGTATACGTAGCAGGTAATCATGATGAGTTTGTAGGATGGCACATGGTTAATTGGTTACAAACGTATTTTAGAAATACAGATAGATTAACTTTTGACTGCTCTCCTAAGTATAGAAAGTATATAAGCTATGGTAATTCAGCAATGATGTTTAACCATGGGGATGCAATCAAACCTGCTAAGTTAGCAGCACTATTCCCAATAGAATTTAGAGAAGGATGGTCTTTCCATAACAACTTCTACATATTCACAGGAGACAAACACCATGAAGTAAGTCACGACTTTAATGGTATTAAATTTTACCAAATACCAGCATTTTCTAATGCTAAAAGCCTTTGGGATGATAAGAACGGTCATACAATGTCTAAAGCAGAAGTGACTGGATTCTTAATAGAACAAGGGTCAGGAATGACAAATATATTTAAACAGTATTTATAATGGCAACATTACGTAAGTTAGTTTCAGATGTGCGTGGAATGCATAAGCTTATATCCACAGATAACGTTATCACAGATAGGGTTATTGCATCAGAGATTAGAAACAACACACAGTTATTAGTTAAACGTGAGACAAATCTCAGAAAGCTTTGGGCTACTGATACTGTCTTTAATACCATCCAATGTTTGGAAATGGTAGAAGTTCCTATTTCTGACTGTTGTAATTACGTAGATCCGTGTACTGTTTCTAGAAGTAAATATAAACTTCCTAGGATTACAGAAGGAAATTATCAATATTTAATACAAGGTGTTTATTCTATAAACGCTATGGGAGGAATGGGTACAAAGTTTAAAGAGATTACAATCAATAGATATTTAAACTTACTGGGACTTCCTATTATTAAAAAACAAACATACTATTGGATAGCAAATGAAGGTTACTTATATTTGAGTAATCCAAATTTAAAATCAGTTAGGATATCAGCATTCTTTGAAGAAGATATTCCTAATGATATTGCGTATCCAGAATGTGGTTGTGGAACTGGTCCTGAGGTTACTGATGAAGAATACTGCAAAAATCCTTTGGATAAAGAATATGGTTGTCCAGGATATCTTGAGAAACAAGTATTAGAGCTTACGTCTCAAAAATTATTATCTACATATTTTAGTATTAAAACAGATATGGCAGATAACGGTGTTGATGGGCAAGCTCCTAATGCACAACCAACCCAGTAATGAGGATAAAAATTGATTGGAGAAGCTCCAGTAAAGAAAACTACAATAACTTTTGCAAGAAGCATCCCACAATTAAAATTACATTTGATGAGTGGAGAAACATTTTATATTCTTATAATGAGAATTTTAAAAGTTATATACTAGAAACTGGAGAAAAAGCAAAGCTACCTTTTGGGTTTGGTGAGTTCTCAATCAATAAAAAGAAAAGAAAGAAGGTTAAGGATATCAATGGTAAGGAGTACATTAACTTACCAGTAGACTGGCAAAAGTCTAAAGAGAAGGGAAAAATTATATACAACTTTAATTATCACACAGAGGGTTACTTTTTTGGCTGGGTATGGTTTAAAGAAACTGCCAGACTAAGAAACATAGACTTGTGGTATTTTAAACCTTCAAGAGTTACATCAAGATTGCTCTCACATTATATAAAAACAAACGATACGTATCAACACATCTATCGTGAGTGGAAAAAATAAATTATGTCATACTATTATAAGTACAGATTTGTATCTCCTGAACCAGTTTATGCAACTGTTAAAGAAGAATTAAAAAGCTATTTTGACACAGGAGCTGTGGATGATTTGCTTTTCCCTACTTATTTAAACAAGTGTTTAAACAAGTTAGGTAGGACAACTTATGCTATTGCTGAGCAAGTTCTTTATATTGAAGACTTCCAAGCTAGGCTTCCTGATAACTTTTATGCTGCTAGAGAAGCTTGGATGTGTACTGAGATTCCAGGTTATCCTTATCAATCAGCTAACTCATTCTACTCACAAGCTGCATCTCAAACAACTATTCAAATAGCACCTATCACTAGTGGTGGAGTTCCTTGCGTAGAACCTAACTGTACAACAGGTTGTCCTACATGTATGCCTGAGCTTATACAAGCTGTATACAAAACAAACAATGCAATAGCTAGATCTTATAGACAAGAATATTTATTAAAACCAGGTAACATTTCTGCAAGAAACAACTGTGAGGTTGAATACAGCAATGCTTGGGAGTTTTATGCTCCACCTCCAACAGTACATGAGTTCACCCCTGGTTCTGCTGGTTATGATTCATTTGACATTAGAGATAATAAATTTGTTACTAACTTCAGAAATGGTGTAGTACATCTATTATTTTATGCTACAGAGTATGATAATATAGGTAATCAATTAATTCCTGATAACTATCGTATTAGAGAATTTGTAGAAGCATTCATTAAATATAAAGTGTTTGAAACTCTTTCAAATCAAATTAATGATGAGACCTTCCAACAAATACAACAAAAGCTAGCTTATTACAAACAGTTACATGATGAAGCGTTTATCATGGCTGATATTGAAATCAAGAAACAAACTCCTTGGGAGAAGCAAAGAAGAATTAAAAATGACTTGAACAGATTCCAAATGTATGAGTTACCTAACAGAACTAACAGATACGGCAGGAGAAGAAATAATTAATAATTATGGCAGATCAAGAACAAGGAAATATTAGACAGGAATTTAGTTTAGGTAGAACTGGACTAAACATGGACTCATCTGTAAATCAGGTTGAGAAGGGTAAGCTTACGTATGCCTTAAATGCATCTGTTGAGAATTTTAGTGCCACTGCTGTAAACTACCAAAATGAACCAGGTAATGAGTTATGTCTAAACTTTCCTGAGAACTTTCTTCTTATTGGAACACATTTTATTCAAGAGAAGAATCAACATATATTCTTTTTAACCAATCCTGAAACTGGGGCTTCTCAGATTGGATACATGGATAACAACGATTGTATCTATCACATGTACGTAGAAGGACTTTGTTTAAACTTTAATATTAACTATCCAATACAAAAAGCTGTACACAAGATTTCAAATTGTAGTACAGAGATTTATTGGACAGATGGATTAAACCCTAGAAGATATTTAGATCTTGATAACATTCCATATATTACAACTTTTCCAGATGGTGTTATTTGTGATCCTATTGTAACACCAATACTTGATTGTAATAAATTAAAGATACAACCTAATTTTAGTATTCCAGATTTAAGTGTTAATAGTATTATTAATGGGGGAGATTTAAGAGCTGGTACATATCAATTTGCTATTCAATATTGTAGTGCACAAGGAGATGCTTATACGTCTTACTATTCAGTAACTAATCCAACTCCTATTGCTAATCCAAAATTAACCACAGCTAACTTTGATTACGCTGTAGGTAGATCTATTGTAGTTGATATAAGCAATATTGATTTAACAGGATACTTTGAATATTACAATCTAGCTGTAATTAAAACAATAAATGATATCACCTCTGTTCAATTAGTAGGTACATATTTTATTGATGGTGCTACAAATCAAATTACTTATACAGGACAAGATGTAACAGCTATTAGTTTAGCAATTGCTGATATATTTGAAAAGTTTCCGTACTATGAGATTGCACAAGATTTAACAGCTGTACAAGATATTCTTGTATGGGATCAACTTACATCTATTGATAAAATTAATTATCAAAGTATTGCTAGTAAAATTGATCTTCAATGGCAAACTTACAAAATTCCAGCTGGAGAAACTTACGCTGATGAACTAAATGCTACTAATTTACGTGGATATCTACGTGATGAAATATATGCATTTGAAATTGTTTTCTTATTGAGAAATGGTAAGCAAACAGATGGTTTTCATATTCCTGGTAGGGCTGCTACAGCTGATGATTTAGTAATTGTTAATAAATCTACAAATGCTGATTTTATTGGTACAGGAACAACTGCTCCTTATTGGAAAATATACAACACTGCAACTGTAGTTGGAGATGCTTTAGGACCTAATATTGGAAATGCTACACCATATAAATTTGGTGATTTTGCATATTGGGAATCTAATGAAGAATATCCATGTAACACTCTTTTATATGGAGCTTTAGCTGGACAAAAGATTCGTCATCATAAGTTTCCTGATATTCTAGTTAGTCCAATGTTTGAGTCACAGGCTCCAAACTATAATCTTCCAGAACTACAAACAGCAAATGCTTTATATCCTATTGGTGTTAAAATAAATACACAACAGGTAACATCGTTAATTGATAACTCTAATCTAACAGCTGATCAAAAAGCTGATATAGTTGCATATAAAATTGTAAGAGGTGATAGGGCTACAAACAAATCTATTGTAGCAAAAGGTATGTTAAGAAATGTTGGTACTTATGAAAGAGAAGGTACACAATATTACTATCCTAACTATCCTTATAATGACATTAAGACTGATCCATTTTTATTAAAAGATAATAATGCTTATAACGCTCAATGTCAAACATTTAAAGTTGTAGTTGCCACAGTTGGTACAATGCAAATAA